TGTTGCAGAAAAAGTTGCAGCAGGTGAGGTCGCATGGGAAGGTAAGATGGCTGATGCTACAGTGGATTCTTGGAAAGACGAATTTGCGTTAGTTGTGCTACTAGCTCCCGCAATATTAGTTTTCATTCCGGGTATGAGAGAGTACGTACAAAGTGGATTTGAAGTATTAGCAACATTACCTGATTGGTATCAGTATTTATTATATATTGCAATCTCTGCATCTTTTGGTATAAAGGGTGTAGGTCAAGCAGCAAAAATGTTAAAAGGTAAAAGATAAATGAATTTGATGAAACTTCAAGATGAGATAGCCGATGACGAGGGAATAAAGTATGAGTTGTATTTATGTTCAGAAGGACATTTGACCGGGGGAATAGGACATCTTATTACAGAGTGGGATGTAGATTACTACGGTAAACCTATAGGATATCCTGTACCAAACGAACAAGTTAATGAATGGTTTGAAAGAGATATAAATGTTGCTATAAACGACTGTAAACAGATCTTTAATAACTTTGACTCTTTACCTGAAGATATACAAAGAGTGTTGGCAAATATGTCTTTTCAACTCGGTAGACCAACTCTAAGTAAATTTAGAAAAATGATTGCTGCTGTAGAAATGGAAGACTATCAAGAAATGGCAAATCAAATGGAAGACTCACGTTGGTTTAGACAAACTCCAAACAGAGCACAACGTCTAATAGACAGAGTTTTAGCACAAGGGATACCACATTGAGTAGAGAACTAACAGATAGACAAAAAACATTTTTGCAAGTTCTGTTTGACGGAGCAGGTGGAGATATAGTACAAGCTAAATTACTTGCAGGTTATTCAGAGAACTCATCAACGTCAGACATTGTGAACTCGCTAAGAAAAGAGATAATGGAAGCTACAGAATTATATATGGCTAGAAACGCACCAAAAGCTGCTGTGGCTATGGTAAGTGGGGTAGATGATCCTACACAGCTAGGAATAAGAGATAGACTATCTGCATCAAAAGAATTATTAGATAGAGTTGGATTAATTAAAACTGAGAAAGTACAAGTAGAGGCATCAGGTGGTGTCATGATATTACCACCTAAGAAACAATAATGTCTCCACCGAAGATATTAAAAAGATTAGTAACTCAACTTATGGATGATGGCTATGACAAAGGTGCAGCTTTTGCTATAGCAACTAAAAGTTTACAGAAGAGTGGCAACTTAAAAAAGGGGACACAAAAAGCAACCCCAAAAGGCAAAGCTCAAGGAAAGAAAACACCATCACGAAGAGCAAAAGAGAGAGCAGCTAAAAAAGCAAACAGAAAGCCATCAGATTATACTTATAACAAGAAGACTAACACAGCAAAACTGAAAAAGAAATAATGGACAGAAGTTTAGGAAAGTGGAAGTTACCACAACCAACAGATTTAAAAGATGAAGAACAAAAAGAGTGGATACAAATACCACGTATAGCTAGGACAATACCGTTTGGTTATAAAATAAACGAAGAGGATTCTGAGTTACTTGATCCAATACCTTACGAGCTAGAAGCAATAGAGTTAGCTAGGAAATATGTAAATCAGTATTCCTACAGACAAGTTGCAAATTGGCTTACAAAGAAAACAGGTAGAGATATATCTCATACAGGATTAAGAAAAAGATTGATACATGAGCGACATCGTAAGAACAAAGCTAGAACTCTTAGAAAATGGTCCGAGTATGCCCAGAAGGCAATCCAAAAGGCGAAAGAGATCGAACAAGGTAGAGTCGGAGCAAGAGCATAAAAACATTAACATAGAAACTGTTGAAGAAGTACCTGTAGAAGAACAGAATGTAGTCTTCCAACCTAATGAAGGTCCTCAAACAGAGTTCTTAGCATCACCTGAAAGAGAAGTCTTGTATGGTGGTTCAGCAGGTGGTGGTAAGTCATATGCTATGTTAGCAGATCCATTAAGATATATGGGTCATCCACAGTTTAGTGGCTTGCTATTAAGACATACGACAGAAGAGCTAAGAGAACTAGTTTGGAAGTCAAGAGAATTATATCCTCTTATATACAAAGGGATAAAATGGTCGGAAAGAAAGATGCAATGGGTAGCACCTTCAGGTGCAAGACTATGGATGTCATACCTAGACCGAGATGATGATGTACTAAGATATCAAGGTTTAGCTTTTAGTTGGATAGGCTTTGACGAATTAACACAATGGGCAACACCGTTTGCTTGGAATTACATGAGGTCACGATTACGTTCTACTGCTCCTGATTTACCAGTGTATATGAGAGCAACAACGAACCCCGGAGGTCCGGGACATCAGTGGGTTAAGAAGATGTTTATTGACCCAGCACCTTATGGAAGATCATTCGATGCCACAAACATTGACACAGGGAAAGTCCTTAAATATCCTGAAGGACATGAAAAAGCAGGGCAAGCATTATTTAAGAGAAGATTTATACCTGCTAGATTATCTGATAATCCCTATTTGTCGGCTCAAGGTGATTATGAAGCAATGCTTCTTTCCTTACCTGAACACCAACGAAAGCAGTTGCTTGAAGGTGATTGGGATATTAAAGAAGGTGCTGCTTTTACTGAGTTTAGTAGGGATGATCATGTCATCGAACCTTTTGATGTTCCACGAAATTGGGTTAAGTTTCGTGCTTGTGACTATGGTTATGGCTCTTATAGTGCTGTGTTGTGGTTTGCTGTTTCTCCAAGTGAGCAACTTATTGTATATAGAGAGTTGTACGTTAGTAAAGTCCTTGCCACAGATTTGGCAGATATGATAAATGAATTAGAAGCAGAAGACGGTAATATTAAATACGGAGTATTAGATAGCTCTCTGTGGCATAAACGTGGAGATACAGGACCTTCACTAGCAGAACAGATGATACAAAGAGGATGCAGATGGAGACCGTCAGACAGAAGTAGAGGAAGTCGTGTATCAGGAAAGAATGAGATACACAGAAGATTGCAAATAGACGATATAACAGAAGAGCCTAGATTAGTGTTTTTTAATACATGTACAAATACAATCTCACAAATACCTGCTATTCCATTGGACAAGAAGAATCCAGAAGACGTGGACACAAGAGCAGAAGATCATATCTATGATGCGTTAAGATATGGTGTAATGACTAGACCTAGATTTAGCATATTTGACTATGATCCTATGGGTAGACCATCACAAGGTATGCCGATAGCTGATGCAACATTTGGATATTAATATGGCAGAAGAAGACATTCCTGTAGAGTTAGAATCAGTATCACTAGAAGACACAGATAATTCTACAGTAGCAGATGCAAAACCTAATAATATAATACCATACATAATGGATAAGTATTATCGTGCAGACGATTATCGTGAACAAGACGAACAAAGATGGTTAAGAGCATATAGAAACTACAGAGGATTGTATGGTTCTGATGTGCAATTTACAGAAGCAGAAAAGTCTAGAGTATTTATAAAAGTCACTAAGACTAAGACGTTAGCGGCATATGGTCAAATAGTCGATGTATTGTTTGCTAATAATAAGTTTCCGTTGAGCGTTGATCCAACGGAGTTACCAGAAGGAGTAGCAAAAGATGTCAGTTTTGACCCAAAAGAGCCTCAAGAGATACGTGACATGGGTATGGAGTCACCTTACGGTTTCCGTGGCGATGGTATGGAATTTCCTAAAGGTGCAACTGAAAAAAGCCTACAAGAAAGGCTTGGTCCTTTGCAAGAAAAGTTGCAAAATATTGAAGGACTTAAAGAAGAAGTAGGTAAGACACCATCAGCAGTTACATTTAGTCCAGCCATGCTTGCAGCCAAAGCTATGGAAAAGAAAATAATGGATCAGCTAGATGAATCAGGTGCTAATAAACATTTAAGAAGCACAGCATTTGAGATGGCTTTGTTTGGTACAGGTGTAATGAAAGGACCTTTTGCTGTTGATAAAGAGTATCCTAATTGGGGTGATGATGGCAATTATGATCCTACATTCAAAACAATACCACAAGTTAATCATGTGTCAGTATGGGATTTTTATCCTGACCCTGATTCTACAAACATGGATGATGCACAATACGTGATTGAAAGACATAAAATGTCAAGATCACAAATACGTTCTTTAAAGAAAAGACCACACTTTAGGGAGCAAGTTATTGAAGACGCTATAGATGCAGGAGAGAACTATACAAAGAAGTCATGGGAAGATGATTTAGCAGACTATGCATCTGAGCATGAAATAGAGAGATATGAAGTTCTTGAGTATTGGGGTAATTGTGATGTAGATATACTACTTGAGCAAGATGTCGAAATACCAAAAGAAATGCAATCTCTTGATGAGATACAAATAAATGCTTGGATATGTAATGGCAAGTTATTAAGAATGGTAATTAATCCATTTAAACCTGCTAGAATACCATACATGGCAGCACCATATGAGTTAAATCCATATTCTTTTTTTGGTGTAGGTGTAGCTGAGAACATGGATGATACACAAACATTGATGAATGGTTTCATGAGAATGGCAGTAGATAACGCTGTACTGTCAGGTAACTTACTCATAGAGGTTGATGAAACTAATTTAGTGCCGGGTCAAGACTTATCTGTCTATCCGGGAAAAGTATTTAGAAGACAAGGGGGTGCTCCCGGTCAAGCATTGTTTGGTACAAAGTTTCCTAATGTTGCTGCGGAGAATATGCAGTTGTTTGATAAAGCAAGACAGTTGGCAGATGAGAGCACAGGTATGCCATCATTTGCTCATGGACAAACTGGTATAACTGGAGTAGGTAGAACTGCTTCGGGGATATCTATGCTTATGAACGCAGCGGCTGGTAGTATTAAAACTGTTATAAAGAACGTAGATGATTATCTCTTAAAACCATTAGGAGAGGGTTTATTTAAGTTTAATATGCAGTTTGATTATGACCCAAAGATAAAAGGTGATTTAGAAGTTAAGGCTAGAGGCACAGAAAGTCTCATGGCAAACGAAGTAAGATCACAAAGACTTATGCAGTTCTTACAAGTATCTTCTAATCCAGCACTTGCACCTTTTGCAAAGTTTCAGTATATTATACGTGAAATAGCCAAAGCTATGGACTTAGACCCTGATAAAGTAACTAACAATATGGATGAGGCAGCTTTACAAGCAGAACTCATGAAAGATTTTAGAGCACCTCAACAAGAACAAGCTCAACCACAACCACCAGCAGGAGTAGACCCTAGTGATCCTACTGGTTCAGGTGGTGGTACTATAGGTACAGGTATAGCACCAACACCTCAAGAGCAAGGATTTACAGGAAGGTCACAAGTTGGACAACAGCAACAACCACAAGCAGATACGCAACCGACTCAAGACGTTGGTGAACAATCACAAACTAATCAACCACTTCAATGATTATTTGGACTATAAGATAAATGAACAACATAAGATAATGGAACAGTCAGATGACGTTATATCCATACACAGAGCACAAGGATATATAATGGCATTGAAGAGATTAAAAATGTTAAGAGATGAAGTGAATGCAGAATGATATAAGAGACCAAACTGAGAAAGCATTTTACTCTGATGCTTTACCACAGTTTAGAAGTATAGATGAAATAGCAGAAAAAGCCAAGGCAACGGGAACGGGTTTGTTAACGGGTACTGCGGCATTACCTTCTGATGCAATAACTATAGCAGAAAAAGCAAATACTTTTTTAGCTGATTATGCAAATAATCCATTGGCTATGTTAGTAAAGAACAATTTACAAGACTTTGAAAAGCAGTATGGAAGAAAGGCATTTGATGAAGGCTTTGAAGAGATAACTGGTGTTAAGTCTGATCCCGAGAATACAGATCAATTAATAGGAGAGATACTTTCACCTACTGGTGCATTTTTAGCTCCTGCAAAATTTATAGATAGATTATCAGATGGTGCATCTACTTTGTATAATACAATAAAGGATACACTATCTAAGAGTGATTTTGTAAAAAGTGATCTTGTTACAGAGGGTGTTGATTTAAATAAAGCTGTAGATGTTACAAAACCAATAGACGATATTAATAAACCAAAAATAGATTTTAACATTATAGGAAAACAGAGTTCTGTAGGTAAAGAAAGAATACGTGCATATCAAGACGCTGAAACTAAATTACTTAAAGATACTGGAAAAGAACCTATGTTAAGATCAGACTTAAAATTTTCAAAAGGGGCAAACAAGGATATAGATCTTGCTACTGAAATTGTATCTACCGTTAATTATGATAAACTAACTCAACAAGATAAAACTAAATTATTTGAGGAATTTAAAGTATACAGAGGAACAGACGGAAAACTAAGAACGGTTATAAGTCCTAAAGATGCCACTCTAAAATTAGATAATTTACGTTTTGCTAGAGAGACTGTACAAGGAGATGCAGTGCCTAATGAGTTTTTAGACTTTTCTAAACTAGATAGCTATCCTATGCGATTGAGAAATATGTTAAACTATGAAGATCTATATCGTGCATATAACAAACCAATAAAAATGCTTGGTCAATTTTTTCAACCTATAGGTAACATATTAATAAAAGAACAAAAGGTAGATCCTAATCAAAAATTTCTAAGAGGTAAAACTTTAGCAAGTTATGATCCTGCAGAGGATGTAATATATTTAGCTAGTGGTAATGCAGATGATGTTAAAAGATCGCTAATTCATGAGATACAACACGCAGTTCAAAATAGAGAGAATTTTGAAAATGGGACTAGTATACTAGGTATATTAAAAAAGAATAATTCAAACTATGTGGACAGAAGAAAAAGTTTAAATACAGCTTCAAAAAAGATGGATGATGAATTATTTGGAAAGATAGATTTAGTAGATGAATATATGGAAGCAAGAACAAAAGGCATGTCACCTAGTAATAAAAAATTGTACATGCAAGAGAATTCTGATCCTACATCTAAATATATTCAATCAGTGTTTGCAAAAGAAGCTTTTATGGATATGGTTGATAAATTAGCTAAGAGAGAGTTTCAACAAGTTAAAAGTTTAGGAATGGATAAGATACATTTGAAGGTAGATACTTTTCATCCGATGGATGCAAACTTTACAGAGGTCGAAGAGGCATTAGCTAATAGATTAGCGAGCAATAAAGATTTTATAAACTACATGCAACTACAGACATTAGCAATTCAACCAGAGAAAAGAAGATTAGATGAATTATATAATATAGCAGAACAAGCCTATATAAATAAAGGTGGAGAGGCAGAAGCACGTTACGCAGAGATGCTAATTGATTACGAGAATGCTATGCCTCCTGAAAATTTAGTTCTTAATCTTGATGGAGTCACTAAAGTAACACCGTCTGGTAGTAGTAATATACAAGAATCAGTAGCACCATATAACATATTAGACACCAGTAAAGTTGATGTACAATCTTTTGTTGACATAGAGGATATATCAAAACTAGACGATACAGAATTATCATTATTAAATAAAAATATATATAAAATATCTGATGACTTTGTTGACCGATTAGAGAAAGCAAATTTACCAGAAGAAAGATATTACAAAGTAGACGATCTTTTTCAGAAAAAATTAAAAGCATTTGATAATGAAATGAAAGCTAGAAAAAAATATTATGAAGAGCAATATAAGAAATTAGATGAATATCGTAATTCTAAAGATGCCCCTGAAGATATTGATACTTTTATAGCTGCGGCTGATGACAACGCAACAGAAACAATTCTTGAAAATTCCGATAATCAGCTTGGATCTAATGTATCCGAAGATGAATTGCGAGAATATCTAAACAGAGGAGAACTTGCATATGATAAATACTTTTTCTCAAGTTTAAACAGTGTATTAGCAGATAATGTCACTAACGGTATGATATTTTAAGAGGATAATTAATATGGCAGATATGTTACCAATGCAAAAATTATTAGATGCAGCAGCAAAGGAATATCCTAGTTTAACTAAGGATGAACTTACTGAATTGATAGGATTACAAATAGAGGCTCGTCAAGCTGAAGTAAAAAATGAGATGAAGAGAGCTAAAGCTAGACAACTGTCAAAAGCCAAAGGTGGTAACATAGAAAAACAAATGGAACTATTTCAAGACGGTGGACTCAAAGATGAAGGCAATACAAAAGATCCAATATCAGGTAATGATGTACCACCGGGAGCAACACAAGAAGAAGTAAGAGATGATATACCAGCACAATTAAGTGAGGGAGAGTTTGTATTCCCTGCAGATGTTGTAAGGTACATTGGACTAGAAAAGTTAATGATGATGAGACAAGAAGCAAAGATGGGTCTTAAGACTATGGAAAGAATGGGACAGATGGGTAATGCCGAAGAGGCAACTATACCCGATGATATGCCATTTAGTATAATAGATATACAGATAGCAGAAGGTGACGATGACGATGACGATAAAGTAGAAAAGAGAGCAGAGGGTGGAGTAATAGAAGCTGCCAACGGTTTTGCAGGTACAACAACAGCAACTAATCCTTTACAAACAAGACAATCAAGCATGACAGCATCACCAACAGGATTAAAGACAGCATATACTGCTCCTGTTATACCAACGGCAACAGCTGCTCCTACAGGTGGATTTCGATATAAGAGTCCTATAGACCCTACTCAAAAGGCTACTTTTAAAGGATTATTTGGTGGAGAAGAATTGACACAAGGACCTGATGAGTATAGAATATACGTAAATGATGCTGGTGCAGAGATACAGATACCATTTAAAAATGGGAAGATATTAACGGGTTTTAGTGTACCTGAAGGATTTAAGCTAAAATCAGAAAAATTAGATACAGCTAAAATACAAAGTGCGAGATCTAAAACGGCAAGAGTAGAGCGAGAGACTGGTGATGGTTCTCCTGATCCAACAGATACACAAACTGTTGTTAGTTTAGGAGGAACAATTGGTCGTAATGGTCGAGTAGAAGGAGCTAAGTCATTTGCATTTAGTGTTAATCCACCTGCTAATATGGGAATAAATGCACTTACTATGGGTCAAATGGTTCTTGGGGGTATTACTGGTAGTTATCCTGCGGGTACAACTTTTAATTTCCAACCCCTTGATGAAAATGGAAAACCAAAAGGTGGTGCAGTCACAAATATAGATCCTAAAGTTTATCAAGCTGCTATAACTGTTACAGACAAAAAAGGTGTACAAAAAACAAGTATAACTAATCCAAAAGCAAAAGACTTGGCAACTATGTTAGGAGCTATGGAAAATTTTGATGCTGGAAACTTAACTTATGAAGAGTTATCAAAGTTAGGTACTACACCTGAACAAATAGCTCAAAACATAAAAGACTCGCAATTCACTAAAGAACAGCAGAGAAAAGCAGAAGAAATAACTTCTCAACCTATACCTGATACACCTGCTGTATTTGAAGGTGTTGATGAAACTGTTACTGAAGGTGGAAAAGGTACACAGGTTCCGGGAGGCATAAGTTATGTTGACGATGACCCTGTTGCAGATGCCGCAAGTACGTTTGATGGTACTCAAGACCCCGGAGGAAGTGAACCAGACTCTGGAGGTGGTTACGGTTCAGATACTTCTGGAACAATGGGAGGTGAAGATGTTGCAAAAGGCTCACTTATAACTAAACGCAAAGTATCAGGTAAACTAAAGAAAAAGTATATGAAGCGAGGTGGATTAGCTTCACGTTAATAATCCACATACTAGCTACTTATCCCCCGATTGATGGCTACGATAACCCTAGGAGTAAAAAATGGCAGAAGAAGCTAAAAAAGAAGAAATGGTGGTAGATGCTACACCTGAAAAAAAAGCATTCATGACTAAACCTTCTAATCATGCTGAAAGAATTCAGAAAGATGAAGAAGAGTTAAAAGAGATGATAGAGGCTCAAAAAGGTGGGACTGAATCTACTGAAGAGGCGAAAGCAGAAGATGAGGAAGAACCGAAGAACGCTGAAGAAAGAACTTTTAAAAAGCGTTACGGAGATCTACGAAGACACTCACAAGAAAAAGAGAAGGAATTTCAAAAGCAACTTGATGAGTTAAGGAGTCAGCTATCGCAGGCAACACAGAAAGAGATGAAGTTACCAAAGTCTGATGAAGATATAGAGGCTTGGGCAAAAGAATATCCTGATGTTGCTAAGATTGTAGAAACTATTGCTATGAAAAAAGCAAGAGAACAATCAGAAGCATTAGAGAAAAGAATTAAAGAAATTAATCAGTTCAACGAAGAAACTGTAAAAGAAAGAGCAGAAGTTGAATTGATGCGATTGCATCCTGACTTTAATGATATTAGGGACAGCGATGACTTTCATGAGTGGGCAGAACAACAGCCAAAGTGGGTACAAAATGCATTATACGAAAATCAAGACGATGCAAAATCAGCAGCACGAGCAATCGATCTATACAAAGCAGATAGAGGAATCGGCAAGAAAGACACAAGCGAGAGTGGCAAAAGTGCTGCTACGCAAATTAAAGCGAAAGCTGTAAAATCTACACCCACAGCAGATAGTGCAAAAAAGATCAGAGAGTCTGATGTACAGAAAATGTCTGCTACTGCTTACGAAAAAAACGCAGATATGATAATGGAAGCAATAAGGTCTGGTAACTTTATATATGACCTATCGGGTTCAGCTAGATAATTTATTGACATAAAAGAATAAATATGTATAACTATACATATCTATGAGTGTGACCCTCTAACGAGATACTCACACACACATTCAAACACTTGGAAGCCTACCTGATGACGTGAGCCTATGTTTAAGTAGCTATTAAACATACAACCTCAAAAATCATTAGCCGATGACGAGTAAATATAGCACATTCGTGCATTTGTTTTATTTTCAAAAATGGAGATGGAAATGGCATTTAAAACTGCAGCAGGTTATGGTAATCTGCCTAATGGTAATTTCTCCCCAGTTATTTACTCTAAGCAGGTTCAGTTAGCCTTCAGGAAAACATCCGTTGCTGAGTCAATTACTAATTCCGATTATTTCGGTGAAATTGCCAACATGGGTGATTCTGTAAAAATCATCAAAGAGCCAGAAATCACCGTTAAGGAATATGCTAGAGGTGCTAACGTGCAACCTCAAGACCTTGACGATGAAGACTTTACATTAACTATTGACAAAGCAAACTATTTTGCTTTCAAGATAGATGATATTGAAGAGGCTCATAGTCACGTAAACTTTGCTCAAATGGCAAGCGACAGAGCAGGTTACAGACTTAAAGATAATTATGACCAAGATGTTCTTGGTTATTTATCAGGATTCTCACAATCCTCAATAAATTCAGTAGCTGATAGTGCAAATACTACAGTTAATGGAACTAAAGCAGTATCAACTGCAGGTTCTGATGAATTGTTAACTAGTATGAAGCTAAAGAAGGGTGACTTCGGAAACATTACTACAGGTAGTGCTGGAGATCATTCTATACCAATAGCTCCGAGACTAGGTGGTGCAACTGCTCAAGCAACTGCCACTGCAACTCCTTTACAGGTTATTGCAAGAATGGCAAGATTGTTAGACACTCAGTTTGTAGACACTGATGGAAGATGGTTAGTCTTACATCCAACATTTATTGAAGTCTTAAAAGATGAAGATTCACGTCTTCTAAATGGTGACTTCGGTGAGTCAGGTGGATTAAGAACAGGACTACAAGTTGGCAGAATACATGGATTTGACGTGTATATGTCAAATAACTTACCAGCAGTGGGAACAGGTCCGGGAACTTCAGGTTCAGCGAACCAAAACTCAAACTTTGGTGTTATTGTTGCAGGACACAGTTCAGCAGTAGCTACTGCAGAGCAGATCAACAAGACAGAGACTTACAGAGACCCTGATTCTTTTGCTGATATTGTTCGTGGTATGCATTTGTATGGCAGAAAGATTCTTCGACCAGAAGCAATCACTACTGCTAAATATAACGTAGCGTAAGGGAGATATAAATGGCAACTTTTGATTTAACCTCAAAGGATACCACAGGTATCTTTTCTGACTCTATTGCGGCTATGCCATCGTCTAAGAATACTAATGTGATGAGAAATATTGAGGCTTACCTTGATATTGATGCATTAGTAGCAGCAGGTGGTAGCT